AGGATTAGGCAGTTCAATCTCCTTGTCAGGAGCAACCATGATCAGAGACGGATCACTGAAAGCATACTTGAACTTATTACCACCCTCGGTGATTTCTACATACGAATCCTTAAGAGTCAGTTCAGGCTCATTGAACAACGAGACAGTACCAAGGAAACGGCTGAGGTCGTAGATTGCAAACGTCGAGTCAAATTCTTGACTGAGAAATGCACGAGCAAGGACAGACTTAGTAGGCGAGATAGTACGTACTTGATTGCCTTGCTTAATCATGATGTTTTGATTGATCGACGAGAAGTTCTTAAGGATCTGAGTAGTATTCGTATTAAGCTTCATAATATATCTCCATGTTAAAATGACTTATCCGAAGTCATTACCAATATAGCATGACTTCGGATAAGTGTACATCATTATTTAGTCAATCTTCGTATTAGACATATGACACAATGTCATATTTTCTGGTATGACCTTATAGTCAAAGCAGTTTGATGCCCAGTCATACCAAAGTTCTCTGCCTTGGTAATCATGAATAATCACATGTGCATCTTGCTTAGCTTTCCTTGCAAGAAAAGCTGCGGTAGGACCACGACCAATACCATCAGCAAGGAACACATCAGCTGACTGAATGATATCGATATCAGGACAGATATAATCAGTCAAACCACAACCCATGTCTTCCTCAGGTCGTGCATAATGATTATTAGGAAGTTCCGATGGAATATACAAGAACACATGTCTGTCAATATTAGGATGATTCTCGATAAGATTACTAACTTTATCATACCACTGTTTGTTGTGCTCAATAGAAACTAGATATTGATTTTCTTTGAGGTTATCTAGGAAGTAAACAGTCGATCCACCACAACCCCATTCAATAAGTGTACCATCATCTGGTAACAATCCATAAATATATGATGGTTCTCCCTCATTCATTAAGATATCAATATCACCACAATGAGCAGACTTATATGTAACAGCCATATTACTTTCTCTTCAATTTGTTAAGCTGTGAAACGTCTTTAGTGCCCTTGACAATTTGATTTTGACCCTTCTTAAGTTGGCCAACATCAGCCGTGGCTGCAGCACCAATCTGAGCAAGATCAACAAGCGAACCGCCGAACACATACATGCCTACGTGCTGCAACTGAATCCATGGGCAGAACCATACCTTCATACCAGCATTACGTACCCACTGGCAGAACATGTAGTCTTCAGACAGATAACGCTCAGAATACTCAGGGCGGTTACGAGCCGTTCCCTTGGCATCCTTGATGAACTCGATCAGTTCTTGACTCGTAGCTTCAGGATTCTTCTCGATGAATGCCTGAAGTTCTGGCACAAGCTGTGCACGCTTTGCATCAATAGGCGTATCAAAGAATGCCATAATGTAACGTGAACCATCAAAATGCTCAGTACGAACATGATCTGGCTTATACAACTGCTGAGGATATGTTTCCTGAAACTTCTCAAAAGTGTTACGGCGGATCATCATGAATCCGGTACCAGCTTCTAGAACCTCAACCGGTTCACCAAGAGGAATCTGTGCACGATCACCAGCCGGATTGAAAACGTAGTCACCCACATACTTTTCAAGTTTATTAGGATCTTCGTCGGCAAATCCCTTATCGACTGCCATCTTGATCTTTTCCCAGCTGATGCACTTCTTAGGATAAGGACCTGCAATGATATCGTATTGATCGTCATCCGGATTGGCACTCTGCAATGCCATCAGTGCAATCACATCATTGGCATTGAAACCAATGTCAGAGTCGATAAACATCAGGTGAGTATCACCTGAGCGCATGAACTCATCAGCGCAATAGTTACGTGCACGAGTAATTAGTGACTCATTGAACAGGAAGTAAAACCTTACCTGAATCCCATAATGTGTGCATAGGGCCGAGAGATCGGCAATTGACCTGGCAAACATGCCGGCGCACTGACCACCATACATTGGTGCAGCGACAAAAAGCTTACGTTCACGCAGCTTTTCAATTGGTACATTAATTTCAATTCCCATAATTAATCCTTATTTTCAGTATCATGAACGTGGAGTTGCATAATTGCATAGTGGATGACCTTGAGTAGGTCCTTCCGCCACTCGGCGGGATCACCCTTACGACCATATCGTTGGGTGTATTTCATCATATTCCCAATATTGAAACCAGTTCCATGACCGGCATCAATGATGAATTCTGTAGCTTGATATTTGTTTTGGGAATAATGCTCTTCGTATGTAGCATCGATGTAAGACTGAATCTCTTTCAGAGTTTCGCCTTCGTTATATTTATAATCGATATTATTCATTATGCAAAAAAATCCTCAATAGTTACTGGTTTATTTTCAGACAAGCCGCTCCACTTACGACCTTGCCAGTATGGATAAGCTGCACGAGAGAGGTGTACAGACTTTGGCTTTTCCATACAGTCAAAATCAAGTTCGCCCTTGTCATTCTTTAGATAGTCAGTCCACTCAATGAACTTGACATGACTTGTAGAACACAACTTCTTCATCTCATCCTTGAAGATAAGACGAGTGTCTTCACGCTGTTGCCATGAACCAAAGAATGGTGTGCCTTTGTAGTATCCAGTCTTTGGAAGTGCACGTGACTCATTCTCGATAGGAAGTAGTTCATATGCAGATACTTCTAGAAGATCCAATTTAGACAATTGGTCATGATATCTATTAGCAAGATACCGTGTTGTACTTTCAGGATTGCTTCGGCGGTTCAAGTGATGCCGATTATCAATGTTGCCAAAGTAGAATTCGGCAATCTTATGATATGGTTGGATATAAGATTGCAGTCCTTCATTCAAGGCACCATGAAGAGTCTTGAAAGGAACTGAGTTGACAAACCATCCTGGCCGGTACATGCAGATAGCATGGCTGTCACCTGTGACAACACGATTGGTCGTCTCGATCTCACGAACAGTGATTGCAGTGTCCTCGAGCTTCTTTAGATTATCCCAATCGACCTTGTACCAGTCAGGATGGATCTCACCCTTCATACGCGGTTCAAGCATCTCAGAGTATTTAGGGTGATCGATCCACAGCGAGTAGACAGGACCTTTGATCTTCGAGTACCGGATCAGGTTATCGATACCACCATAGTTTTTCATGCCACCAAAGAGGTTTAATGAACCACCCCAGTCATTGCCATGATAGACATATACATCATCAAATGCATTAGGATCTGGTGCAATGTCACCTGTACGATCTAGGTGCACTGGACCAACATACTCATGACTCAACTGTTCAGCATAGATCGCAGCCTGAGCTGCACGATGCGAGTGCATGTTGGACGAGATGTGGGTGAATGGGGATGTAATAAGGATGCTCATATTACTTACTATATATCAAGTGTGGCATAATGTACATCATTTTTTGGCCAGTCACGATAACTATCTACGCGATCGTAGATGGCAGGATCATTAAGTACTGGTTCCTTACCGACGTTCCAGAACAGGATGTTGCGACCGGTATTTTTAGGAATGTACTTCCACACCTTACCATCATATGTATCGATGCAAGGGAATGGTGGTAGATTCTCGGACTTCTCACTCTGTTGGAATGCCAGAGGTTCAGAGATAACATCAGCACGACCAAGTTCACCAGCTTTCAGGTTACGTGACACAGCAACCGAATGGAACTTGGCATTCGGCCATGCAATCTGCATTGCTCTTGAAAGAACACCAGTTGAGATGGCTACGTAGACTTCATCTGGTGCTTCGATCTTAGATGCAGCCTTGACAATACCAGCAGTCACAAGTTCATGTTTCAAACCAAGTGGCACAAAGAATGCGTCTTCGTTTTGGTCTGCCCAATCTTTGGCAATTTTATTCAGAGGCGGCATTGCAGCAATACGATGGAACGATGCCTCAGCTCCTTGCTCAATGCAACATGCCTGGTGATGTGAGATGCGTTGAGCAGAAGGCATGAACAGCTTAACTTTCTTATCATAACGTTTGGCAACATCAAGAATAGAAACACCAGCAAGACCTGTACGTGGTTGCACATACACAATGGTCGACTGGTTGATCTTTGACATCAGGCAATCACCACCACGAACCTTGGTTCCTGTGATAAGATCGTCACGGACACAACGAACACCATCATGCACGGTTACAACCGGATCTGGGTACGGATCAATCCATGTTGCTGCAAGTTCTAGATAATAGTCTTTGGCTTCTTGCCAAGATCTGTATCCAACATCTTGGTTATAACCATCAATTACGTGTTTATTATGACTCATAGCGCTTTCACCATCTCTTTATATTGCTGGACAGAAATGCCTGCCTGCTTTAGTATATAGTCGTCTGATGGATGTGAAGTCATACCATTAAATGTTTTAACCAAACCCAATTCTAGCATTGCTTTTTGTCTTCCATATGGATGAATAAAGTTACTAGAATTAAAAAGTTTATCATAATCTAAATGGTTATAATCGCTTCCTGGCTTAACATAATTTTCTAAGTATCGAATAAAGTCGCAACAAACATCTTCTGCATTGTAGGGATAGGCACCAGTGTCGGCATAGATCTTCTCCATCACCTTGTCTAGGAATAGTTCCTGCTTTATTTTATCTGTGTTGTTTGCCAGATAAGAGATACATTCGACTGCATTCGTACCATAGTAGAATGGACTATCAAGGTTGCAGTACTGAGGATACCAGTCAGCAATATCAGCCACTACTGCTGCATATTGGAACTTGTATTGGCGAAGACCAT